ATAGGACTGAACAAGCTTGTAAAGCCAGAATAATAGAAATGGTTTCAGATTTTGTATCAGATCCTGACACACCACCTGTAATAACTATTCAATACAAGTGTATAAAACAACAAGGACAACCAACATAGATGCTTGACACCCATAACACTGAACAATTACCAGATATTTCTGGTTTGTCATCCTACATGAACTTGCGAGATAAGCTGAATGCTTACAATAATCACAAGGCAAAGGAAGACTTCTTAACATTTGTGCAGATATTTGCACCTACGATTGTGTCAGACTTTAAAATGGGTAGGCATATTGAATTACTCTGCGAAAAACTACAGGGTGTCGTGGACGGAACTACCAAGAGACTGATGGTATTCCTACCACCTCGCTCATCTAAGTCTGTTGTTTGTAGTAAACTGTTCCCTGCATGGTACATTGGTAACTTTGCAAACCATGAGATCATGTCTGTGTCACACTCTGACCAGCTTGCCAGTGATTTTGGTAGAACTGTCCGTGATATTGTCAACACAGAGAAGTTCCAGAGGATCTTCAGGGGTGTGTCACTACGAAGTGACGTAAAAGCAGCAGGTAAATGGAAAACAAACAAGAATGGTTCTTATTATGCTGCAGGTGTACGAAGCCAGGTAGCAGGTCGTGGTGCGCATGTGGCCTTACTAGATGACGTAATGTCTGAAGAAGATTCATTTAGTGAGGCAGGTCGTAGGTATATCAAGGAATGGTATCCTGCAGGTCTACGTACACGTATTATGCCCAATGGTGCAATTATTATTGTGAATACAAGGTATCATTATGACGACTTGTGTGGTTGGTTATTAAAACAAGAATCACTTGTAGAGGAATCAAAGTACCCATGGGAAGTAATTAGCATACCTGCATGGCTTGACGAGACTGCTTCAGAGCTATTAGGGCTACCAGTAGGTACATCATACTTTCCAGAGTGGAAGCCTGACGAAGTTCTAAAGCTTGATGAGCAGGAAATACGAGCAACAAACGGTGCAAGGTACTGGAACTCCCTGTATATGCAAGACCCTTCACCAGATGACGGTGGTATTCTAAAGAAGCGTTGGTTCCAGTGGTGGGATTATGACGAACCACCACCATGTGACTTTATTATCCAGACATATGATACAGCCTTTAGTACCCGAAGGACTGCCGACTATAGCGTTATACAGACTTGGGGTATCTTTAGCCAGTTTGAAAAGGATGACTATGGTGGTGAAACCATAACGTCTAACCTAATCCTATTAGGCAACGTCCGGGGCAGGTTTGAATATCCAGAACTGCGTAGACTAGCCCAAGACCTATTCCAAGATTACAGACCTGACGTATGTATCATAGAAAAGAAAGCTTCTGGTCAGTCACTCATACAGGATATGAGAAGGGCTGGCTTGCCTGTACTGGATTATCTACCTGATCGTGACAAGGTAGCACGTGTGTACGCTTCAACACCCATGATGGAATCAGGACGTGTATGGTTCCCAAAGGATAAACAATTCGCAGATGATTTATTTGAGGAGTGTATGTCATTCCCGAATGGCGCACACGATGACCAAGTTGACTGCATGACCATGGCTATTCATTACATGAAGGATAGCTGGAACCTTATACATCCAGAAGACCCTGATTGGGAAGACGATGTGAATTATCGTAGACAAAAGAGGGTTGCGTACTGGCGAACTTAATAGTATAATATAAAAATTGATCACATAACTAATTTACGAAGGACACGTAAAGAATGGCGACTGAAAGAAATCCATATGAGGTAGACGTTCCAGTAAGCAATGTCATTGCACTGGACGTTGAACGAGATAAATCCGATAATGTAAGTATCGAACTAGATCCAGAGACTGGTGAAGTAGAAGTAGACTTTGGCCCTGTAGAAATTGAAATAGATGAAGATGGCATTGCTGTCATGGAAAAGGGTGGCTTCTATGAAAATCTAGTAGAAGCTATGGACGAAGACGAACTTATAGACATTGGTAACGAAGTCTACGATAAATACGAAGCCGACAGAGATTCTCGTGCAGAATGGGAATCAATGTTTGAAAGAGGCTTCGATCTACTTGGTCTGAAGCTAGACGAAACTACAGAACCATTTGAGGGTGCAGCAACTGCAGTGCATCCATTGCTTATCGAATCAGCCGTGAAGTTCCAGTCACGTGCTTCCCAAGAATTATTCCCAGCAGCTGGTCCTGTCAAGACACAGGTATTAGGTGACGCTACAGAAGAAAAACAGCGTCAGGCTTCTCGTGTTCAAAACTTTATGAACTACCAGTTGACTGAACAGATGCCAGAATACTTTGACGAATTTGAGAGGATGTTGTTCCATCTTCCATTGATAGGTTCTGCGTTTAAGAAAATCTACTATGACGCAGCAGAAGAACGCCCTGTTAGTGAGTTTGTTCCCATAGATCAATTCTACGTGTCCTACTATGCCACAGACTTACGCAGGGCTGACAGGTATACCCATGTAATCTATCGCAGTCCACATGAACTGTATCGACAGATTGAAGCAGGTATGTATGCAGAAATAGATCTACCCAATGCAAAACAGCCTGAACAATCAGCATTAACAGAAAAGATGGATACAGTCCTTGGTCTATCACCTTCTGGCGATGACGATCCACAGTATGTATTGCTTGAACAGCATTGCTATCTGGACATCGAAGATCATGGATATGCCTGTCCCTATATTGTAACAATCGAAGAACAATCTAAAAATGTTCTGTCTATTCGCCGTAACTGGAACGAAGACGACAAAGCAAAGAAAAAGAAAATGTTCTTCACACACTATCGCTTTGTACCGGGCTTTGGTTTTTATGGCCTTGGCCTAATTCACTTCCTTGGTAACCTTACCATGTCTGCAACTGCAGCATTGCGTAACCTTATTGATGCTGGTCAGTTCGCCAACCTGCCAGGTGGCTTCAAGGCAAAAGGTGTACGTATTGTAGGTGACAACGATCCTGTAGCTCCCGGCGAGTTTAAGGAAGTTGAAGCAACTGGCATGGATCTAACCAAGTCGATTGTGCCTTTGCCGTACAAAGAACCGTCTGCCACACTCTTTAACATGCTACAGTTTATCTCTGCAGCTGGTCAGAAGTTTGCCGACACAACTGAACAAGTTATTAATGATGCATCAAGCTATGGCCCAGTGGGTACAACTATGGCACTTCTTGAAGCATCTAGCAAGTTCTTTAGTGCTATTCACAAAAGACTGCATAAGTCACAGAAAGACGAATTTAAAATTCTGGCACGGCTGAACTACGAGTTTCTGCCAAATAAGTACCCCTACGATGTCCCAGGAATTACAGAGAATGTCTTTAGACGTGACTTCGATGGGCGTGTGGACGTAATCCCTGTCAGTGATCCTAACATCCCTTCATCAGCCCATCGTTTAATGATGACCCAAATGGCTATGCAGTTGGCACAGACTGCACCACCGGGTATGTTCAACATGGAAGAACTAAACCGTACATTGTTGAGTGCGGCAAACATTCCTAACATTGACAGAATACTTCCAAGTAAACTAGCGGCTCAACCTCTTGATCCTGTATCGGACATTGAGGCGGCTGTTAAGGGTCTACCTATCAAAGCCTTTGCAGGTCAGAACCATGACGCACACATTCAGATCAAGACTATGTACATGCAAGATCCAATGAATGGTGCAAACCCAATGATGCAACGTATTGTACCAGTTCTTCAGGCAAACATTCAAGAACACATGGTCATGAAGTACGAAGAACAAGTCAATGGTGTCACACGTCAGATGATGGCTGAAGCTCCTCCAGGTGATCCTAATGCTCAAAACCCACAAGTTATTGAAATGGTCATGGCGCAAGCGGCTCAACAAGTTATGCAAGCAAACATGGCTGCGGCACAAGGTGGACCTACACCTGAACAAGCTATGGTTCAGATGGAAGGTAAGCGTCTTGAAATTGAACAACAGAAAGTACAAGCACAACTTGCTAAAGAATCTGTTGAAGGTGCATTGAAGCAACGTGATCTGGATCTAAAAGAGCAGAAGCTGGCTCTTGATGCATACAAGTTTGGTGCAGAGAATACTCTGAAAGCTGACGAAAAAGAAGCAGATCGTAACAACAAACGTGCTATCGAAGCTTTGAAAATGATTTCTGATTTGATCAAGACACAAGAAAACCTTGACCAACAAGAAGCCATGAAAGCGGCTGACATTCTTTCAAAGATGTTAATTGAAGGGAGCAAGCAAAGTGGCACTTAGTAAACTTATCAAGGAAATTGTAAAGAGCAGTGCAAAGAAAGCCGCACCTAAAGCAGCAACACCTACTGTACAAGGTGACTTGTTTGAAGCAATGGCGAAGTCACCTGAAGCAGCTCAAAAAGAACTCAAGCGTATTATGTATACTAACCAAGAACGTACAGGTACAATCGGTGGTGAGTTTCGTCCAATTGAAGGATTTGACCCTGAACTAAAGCGTCCTATTGTTGGTGACGACATTTCAAATATGAATAGTCCTTATATTGAAATTGAATCTCCACCAGGTGCTTTGCTTCGTAGAGAAGCCAAGATGATGGTAGACCCTGAACTCTCTGCAGAACTTCCTGTAGGTAATCCCGTCAAAGGTGCTAAAACTGTTATGACAAATCTCATTGATAGTAAAGGTCAATGGAAATGGATAAAAGCACCAGAAGGTTATGAAGATAATACATTTCTTGTAGCAATGAAAAGTAGTAATAAAGATTTTACTCCTACAGGGGCAGACCATGCCTACACTTTAAAAACAATTTATGAAAAGGGTGGCAAGATGGCTACCTATGATACTCGTGCTAAAGCTTTTAGAGATAAGTCTATTCAAGAAAGCGAGGCTATGTTAGAAGAAGCTCTTGCTCGTTTGGATAACCCAAAATTAAAATCAAAAGCACGAAGAGATTTAAGAGGTGACAATCCTCGTGGTAAGCCTACAACAACTGGTATTCCAGAGTTTGGACCAGTTGTAGGTACAATTAAAACTGCAAAGAAAGAACACCCTGTATATGAATACGTTATAATGAGACAGGAAGGTGGTTCTGTTGGTCGTGTAGAACGTAACCCTTATGGTGACTATCAAAGGTTGATATAATGGCATTAAGTAAACTTGTTAAACTTGCAATGAAGGGATCTACTAAACCTAAAAATGTTCCTAAAAAAGCTTTGGATATTCCACCAGGTATAAAAGAAAAACTTGATAAAGAACTTTTATTAGAAGAAAATACACTTCAAAGAGAGTTTCTTGAAGAACGTACCATTCAAGGAATACCTATGGAAGATATTCGTAAGGGCGGTTTACCTGATATAGCAGCAAACTTACCAGGTTATTCCGAACAACCAGCATTGTTAAGACCAAAACGAAATTCCGAACTTGCAGGTTTTAATCCATTCATTGACGAAACAGCACCTGGTTTAAGTCCCTTTGTTGATTTAAACAGTATTAAAGCTATTCGTAAAGCAGGTGCAGATATTAGTCCTGCCGAAGTAAAAAAATATATTGAACTTCAGAAAAAGTATCGCCCAGGTTATAATAAAAACCCAGACATTAAAAGAGAAGGTGACAGGGTTATTAGCGTAACATATGAAATTGAAAATGGATTAACTAAATTAGAAAAGAAACAGCTTGATAAAATAAATTCTAAAATGATTGCTGTTGACAAACCTATTAAAGATAGAGCTGCTCTTATACGTATGGCAAATAAAACAGATCAAGATATATTTGTTGATGCTAAAGGAATGCAATCTCTTGCTGATGAAGGTTACATGGATGACTTTGATATACAAGATTATATAAAATCACAAATGGATTTACGAAACCAAGCCATTCTAGATTTAGAAGACATGGGATATGTAAAACCTAGTACAGATTTTATTGAGCGTTCAGAGCCTAGTTTAATGGAAGTTCCTAGTCCAGCCAACGAAAGAAAACGTGGAGGCTCTGTAGTTGAACGTAACCCTTACGGTAGTAACTACCAGAAACTAATCTAATGATTTACGAAGAAATTTATAAAATGCTGATGAAAGAAATTGAATCAGTAAAAATAACGCTTGCATCTGGCGGTGCTTCAGATTATCATAGCTATACAAATCTAGTTGGGCGTATTCAAGGACTTGAGTATGCCTTAGTGGAAATCAAAAGTATAGTCAATAAAATGATATACGAAGACGATGAGGAGTAACAATGCAAGCAGTAGCAATGGATAAAGCAATGTTGAATGACGAATGGATCACAAACGGTGAAGCACCTGATCCCGAAGTTCTTCCACATATCCCTGGTTATCACCTTCTGGTGCGGCCTGTATCTATTAAGAAAGCAACAAAGGGTGGAATCATTCTACCTGATTCAACAGTCAATGACATTTCCTACCTAACGACTGTTGGTAAAGTCCTTGCCATAGGTGACCTAGCCTATAAAGACAAAGATAAGTTTCTTAATGGACCGTGGTGTTCAGTAGGTGACTATGTTTGTTATGGTAAACATACAGGACAGAAGTTCTTTTACAAGGGTGTTAGAATGCTAATTCTATTTGATGATCAGATTTCAATGGTATTAGATGATCCTAAAACACTCGATCCCACATATAACTTGTCAAATTAATGACACTAGCTATTGTGTAATAACAATACTTAGTGTATTATAATAATCAAGCGTAACTCGTCAGGTATCGCAACTGACGTTAAAAAGGAGATTTTTATGTCTGATGATTGGACAACGGTAACTCCTCAAGCCGCAAAAGAGGAAGAGAGGGTAGAGTTTGAAATTGAAAACGAAGCCTCTCAAAAAGAAGAAGCGCAACCTCAACTAGATCTTGGAGATGCAGAAGATGTTCAGCAAACAGCCCAAGAGCAAGGGGTGGCAGAAGAAAATGAAGAAAAAGAATCAGGCGCACAGAAACGTATTCGCCAGCTTGTTCGCCAACGTAAAGAACGTGAGCAACAAATTGAAGAACTTAAAGCTCGTGAAGCTTCTCTTCAAGCAAAGCTGAAGGAAAAAGAAAGAGAATACGCACAAAACATTAAGAGCAATCTTGATAATAATGAGCGTTCGATTAACGATAAGATGGAACTTTCCAAACAAGCTTATCGTGTAGCCGTTGAAAGCGGCGATGCCGACAAGATGCTGGCGGCTCAAGAAGCAATGGCAGCTGCACAAGCAGAAGCTATGCAACTAAAGCAAAGCCAATACGCTTATCAGCGTTATCAGCAAGAACTAGAGCAACAGGCTCAACAGGTTCAAGAGCAACCAGCACAACAGGAAGCGTATGACCCTAAAGCAATTTCATGGGCCGCACGTAATCCTTGGTTCGGTCAGGATAATGTACTCACTCAAGCTGCATTACAAATTGATGCCAGCATGAAGGACGAAGGTTATGATCCTTCAGACGAAGAGTACTATATGGAAATTGATAAGCGACTAGCTAGTGCTTTTCCTACACGATTTGAAGCACCTACACAGCAAGTCGAAGCACGGCAAGAAGCCACCGCAAAGGCTTCTCAAGTTGTAGCAGGAGCGTCACGCACTCCCAATCCTAGCTCTGGTCGCAAGGTAAAGTTATCTCAAGAAGATGTACGCCTTGCAGAGAAATGGGGGATACCACTTGAACAATATGCTGCTGAAAAACTTAAAGTTGAACGGGCAGACGGAGAATACACAAGTATTAACAATCGGCGTGGAGGTTATTAAACATGGCACGAACAACAGTATCACGTAGTGAAGAGTCTCGTGAACTCAATTCTAGAGAACAAGATTATGAATATCGGGAACCAAACCTTCTAGAAATTCCTGAATCAGTAGAAAACCGTTTCCTTGACCAAGGTTTAAAACTTCGGTGGATTCGGATTAGTACAAAGAATCAGGATGATTATCGGAACGTAGGCAAGCGACATGCCGAAGGTTGGGAGTTTGTTTCTATAGAAGAAGTTCCAGAGATGCAACACACATCTTTCGTGAGAGATGAAGGACGATATATGGGAACGGTCTGTCGTGGAGATCTAGCATTGGCTAAATTGCCTTTACGTAAAGCCCAAGCTCGTCAGGCACACTATGAAAACGCTAGTAGGGAAATGGTTGACGCAGTTAATGCACAGCTAATGAACTCAAGCGATTCTCGTATGCCAATTCGTAATAACAGTAAAACACAAGTTACTAGAGGCCGTCCAGCTAAATTCCAAGACTAACTTGGATATAGGTCGGAACCTAGTAGTGTCATTTTAATTTAATGGGAGAAATAACATGACTGCAACTAAAGCATTGTCAGGCTTCCGTCCTTCTCGTAAACGTGGTAATACCCCGAACAACCAGGGTCAAAGTGAATACCCTATTGCTTCAGGTTACGCTGCTAACATTTTTACAGGCGATCTTGTCCGTATTAATGCAGGGAATTTGGAAGTCATTACGACAGTAACCGAAGTGGTTCAAGGTGTATTTATGGGATGCCGTTACGAAGCAGACGGTGTACAGAAGTTCAGCAAGTACTGGCCTTCAGGTACATCAGCTACTAACGCCGTTGCCCTTGTCGCTGACGATTCACGTACCGTGTTTGAAGTACAAGCAGATGCATCTGTAACTGCTGGTGACCTTCACGGTTCACAAAACTTTGCTGTAACACTTGGAACAGGCTCAACCTTCACTGGTATGTCTGGTCACGGTGTTGAAGCAGCAACTCGTACAACTGGTATTGCTATGTGCCGTACCTTGGATTCAGTTGATGAGCCAGGGAACGATGTAGCTGTAGCCGCAGAGAACGCTTATTTGAAGTTGAATGTACAACTCATTCAGCATACAGATAACTTCCTTACTGCCGTTG